TACTATTATTTCTTTTCCATAATTCCGTATATCTGCTCATAGGAATAGCTTTCGCTAAAATAATTTAACGCTTCTACAATATCATAGGCATCTATTATTGAGGTATAATAACCATAATCTGCATGTTCATAAAACACGATAAATTCTTTTTTCATAATTACTTTTATTTTTAATTACCCGTACTTCTTATAACAGTGGCTATATTTCAGTGTTATTTTAGGCTTTGTGAATATTTGTTTTGTACTCTTAATTTTCAATCAACTCGGATAAGTGGTTTTGTACCTTACCACGCCGAAATTATAGCCACGAAACGTTATATGCTATGGTTTGATATTACAATCTCTAACATAAGCACCGCAACTAGGGCAATTATTTACCCTTAATTTTACAATACTATCTTTGCTATGTACAAAAGGCATTAATTTTGTTCCATCTTCTAAAATCATCCAATCGATAGCTATTTTTTCTAAATTACCACAGCATATAACATCGGTTTTATTCAATGCCTTTGCTTGGTTTGTGTCGGAATTGTTTTCGCTATTCATAAGTTTATTTTTTATTTGTGAATTTCAGTTTTGAAATACGGCACTGAAATAAAGCCGAGTAACGTTATATAAATAAACCTGATAAATTTCCTAAATCAAAAGGAATATTTAAAATCAATAATAAATTATTTGCTTCAATAATTCTTAATTCAGTAAAGTAATCATTTTCTTTTAATGATAAAATTATTTGTTCATATAAATAAGGACTTTCTAATTTATATAATTCTAATTTTTCTAAATACTCTGGTTTTAATCTTGTTAATAAACTCATTATCTTAAATTTTGGATTAAAAAATATACCGCAACGATTGCAATAAAAGCGATTTGATGTTTTTGTTTTTTCATGATTAAAGTTTTATTGTTTGTTGAGTACAAATCTACATAAAATATCTTTATTAAAAATTTTTATTAACAAAACTTTAACAAAAAAAGGGCAACTAATTAAAGTTACCCTTTTAAATGTTAGCCTTTCCCACCTGTCTACTAACTTGCTAATTAATACGCTTAATTGTTTAGCTCCCGATACCACAACCTTGTAAAGTAGATTTGTATTCCCTTTAGTTTTCTTTACTTTCTAAAGCCAGTATTTTATAATATCATTGGTATAATTATTGGCAAAGTTCCTCTATTTAATAGAACCCCGCATCCTATAGCAGGTTTTTTGAAATTGCGACCATAAGCCATTGCATAGCTTTTATTATCAACTCCGCAACCTACTTGCATTCCAAAGATACGAAAGTTTTTACCTACTATATATTCAATGTAAAAATCTGAATGCAAATGACCTTGTATTTGACTTTGTAATTCTTTTTTCATTTTAGTTCTAGCGGTACCACCTTCGCCATGATTAATATTAATATCAAAAACATCAATGCTTTCTACAAACTCCCAATTTGGTACTTTTAAAACGTCTTTAAAGTCTTTTATCCAACGTTTAGCAACCCCACCGCTAAAAGCCTTACGATAAACTAATCTATCGTGGTTGCCTATTATAACACTAGCTTTTGGGAACACTTCATAATACTTTTGTAATTCTGAAATTGCAATATCTAATTCGTCACCAGCGGACATTCCATCGGGGTCGCTTTCATGGTAGCTTGAATAATGATTATCGATAACATCCCCAATAAAGATTACAGTTCCGCAATTAAATTTTCTTTGTTGTTCTAAGCAAAAAGGTAAATATTTTGACAAATTAAAAGGGGCGTGTAAATCACCAATTATCAAAATATTATCAGGGTCACCATTTAGGAATGGTCTTAAATCATTTGTTATTAATTCCTTTTTTTTAAGTTTTGCAATATGTTTACGAAATGTATCTAATTCTCTTGTAGTTCCATTTGGCAAAACAAATCTAGAAATCTGACTATTACTTAAACCTTGACCAAAATATTTAATAGTTTCTAAATTCAAATAATCATATTTCATATAGTGAAATTTTAATTAAAAAAGCAAATATAATCTTTTTTTATAAACAAAATACAAAATAGGAATTAATAAAAGCAAAAGTAACCACCAAAAGTTAAAAGAGGTTCGTTTTATTTCTTTTTTCGTAACCTCTTTTTTAACTTCATTAATGGCTTTTAACGTTTCTTTTTTATGGTTTTGAATATTGGTATTAATATGTTTTTTTATAGCCTTAATTCTAGTATTTTTATATGATTTTCCGTTTATAAACATTGGTTTAATCGTATCAATAGGCTCGAAAATCAACTCTTCTGAATTATCGATAATATTAATCTTTGAGCTATCAGTTTTTACTACTGAAATTTCAGTTTTTTCTTTGATAGCTTCAGTTGATTTTTGAACTTTACGAGTAGCGCAGGAAGTAAATAATAAAAGTAAGATTATAATGTATTTCATTGTGTTTTGTATTTAATTAGCAATCTTTCTCTATCTGCTAAGCCATTGTATCCACCGTTTACCCTTTTTGTAATTGCTTTGCAGTCATCTTTATCGGCTAAATCATTTAATTTATTTTTATTCCAAAACCATAAAGCGCTAATCATTGCGTTTGGTTCTTGTTCTAATAATTCAGGTTTATTTAAAAAATCAATTCTAGTATCTTTTGATAAAACAGTGTAATTTGCACGACCTGTAATCTGAATAAATCCACGCCCCTTAAATTTAAGTCCATCACCTTCTTTTATATTTCCAAGGTCTTTTCTGCCTTCGTATTTTTTAAAGTAAGCATCATTACCTAGCTCTTTTAAATACTTAAAACATCCGCTTTCGTGGTCTATTTGCGCCATAAAATGTGCTATTCGTAATGGCGTGTTTACGTGATATGCATTTAATAAAGATTTGTATTTATCTTGTAATTTCATTTATATCGGTTTTAATTTCTTTTGCTCTGTTGAAAGTTGCTTTTAATAATTTCCATAAATCAATAGAGAAAGATGCTTCTATATTCTCTTTTATGCTTACTAATTCTACAAATATAAGCATAATTGCACATAGTTTTGTAAACATAAATTTAATAGAAAATGCATGTATTACAAATTCATTTAAAATATAAAAATCAATTGCAAAAAGTAATAATATACATACTTCATAAAGTACCATTTTACTGATTACATTTGAAAGTTTACGACTTTCAATACTTCGCCACCCCGATAATTTAATTGTCTTAAATAAACCCGTAAACGTGTCTAAAATAATAGCAATACCAACCGATATTAGTAAACCATAAACAGGCACAAAAAATAAAGTTAGTGAAGCCAATATGTAGTGTAAATATTTCATCTTAAAAAATGCAATGCGACTGAGGGAATCATTGTTATTAATAAATCTTTATAATCAAATCCTTTGTAGTCTATTTGGTCTTTAATTTCTTTTCCTAAAGCGAATAAAAAAACAATTCCGATACTATGATAATCATTTAAAAAACATTGGCTTAAAACGAATATAATGAAGCCGTATATAAAATGATTTGCTTTGTCTATTGGTATTAAAATCATATAGCGAAAGAGTGTTTAGGATGTTTAACTATAATTTCAGCAGTTCCAAAATCTATTTCATTTTCACACATAACGTCAAAAGCATATCCTTCAAAATAAACAGGTGCAATTATTTCTTTAAAGTTTTCGTAAACTCCATTTTCTTTTATAACTTTTCCAATTTCTACAACTGATTGAATACCTTGTTGATATTTTAAATATTGTGTATAAACGCCTTTTGCTACTAAATCAGCTATTGCAGTTTCTTTATCTGTATAATTTAGTTTGTATATTTTCATTATAGTGTAGTTAAGTTAATACATTCTGTATCTGTTAAAGCAGTTTTGTAAAGTTGTAAAGAATTTATATCTCCTTCAAAATTACTACCTCCCCAATATAATAAAGCACCTAAAAAAGACAAATTATTAGAAAATGAAAAACTACTAGTATTTGTATTTATTAATAATCCATTTTTAAAAGTTTTAAGTTCTCCGCTTTTATACTTCAAACATAATTTAAAACTAGTACTAGGTAATGATTCGTGAACATCTAATATTAAAATTGAATTTGCATATAATTGAATACCTATTTCTGAATAAAAATTTGAAAAATTAAAAATAATATTATTTGCATCTGAATTATCAGATAATGAAATGGAACCATTTTTAGCTATTTTTAAATCAACAAATATAGTTCCCTCTGTTTGCCCTATTAAACTACTTATTCCACTTTTACTAATTGAATCAGCAGTACGAGTTAAGGTAGTAGTTGTTGTTGGTATATATGAAGTTGGATATAAACCCGATTCTAATTGTGCACCCCATAAATAATAACCACTTGTATTATTACCTGTCATAATTGCTATAACAAGCACAAGAGGTGGCGACAGTTCAAAAACTTTTGATATAACTGCTGGAATGGTCATATATGGCGACTTAGCTATTACTTCATTA